TCTCGCCTGATCTGGACAAAGAGACTCGTGATGAGATGGTTGGATTTCTTAAGCCAGTAGTAAAAAAGGCTAGAGGTTTTCTTCCATCTAACTTAGAGGCTCCATCTGGATTCGTAAAGCATGAAGTGAAGACCGCCAAGTTCCCGATGTACGATGCCGCAGAGGCTCGTCGAGGGATTGGCTACAAGCTCACACCTACCAAGCCTAATCGCCAGGGATGGGTGCAGTCTGTATCGATCCATAACAAGACGGCGGCAGGCGCAATCGTTGAGACTGCTGGTCGCAAGTCTGGAATGACTGGCAACTTTTCACCAAGATTTCAAGGTTCATTTGCTGGCCGTAACAAGATGCAAGGTCGTGCAATGTTTAAGGCTTACGACCAGGATCAAGGCAAGGCCAAGCTTGGAGTTATCCGAGCCTTAGAGAAGGCCGCCGCTAAGTTTAACGCGAAAGGCAATAACAATGGCTGAGTTACGGATTCCGATTGTCGTCGAGAATAAAGGTAAGAAAGCACTTGGCGACACGAGCAAGAGTGTTAGCGCCCTTGATAAGGGAGTTAAGCGATTAGGCAAAAGTCTTCTTGCAGTATTTGGGGCACAGCAGCTTCTCAAGTTTGCTAAGAACGCATCAAAGGCATTCATCGAAGATGAGAAGGCGGCCAATCGCCTTGCCCTAGCCGTTAAGAATCTTGGACTAGAGTTCGAGACTCCACGCATCGAGCGTTATATTTCTGATCTTTCAAGGATGTCTGGCGTTACCTCGGTTACTAAGGCTCAAGAGTTACTTACTCAGGCAACCGACATCGCCGCCGGGTCTGGCGTCGATTATGAGACAGTTGTCAATGACTTAAGCATGGCGTACGTTGGTCAGACTCGTGGGCTTCGCAAGTATTCACTAGGACTTTCTCAAGCCGAACTAAAGACCATGAAGTTCGCAGATGTTCAAGAACGACTTAATAAACAATTTTCTGGCGCTAGTGCAGAATTTCTAACTACCTATGCTGGCAAGTTACAGCTCATCACGACCGCAGCAGGCGAGGCAAGCGAGACAATCGGCGGAGCGCTCGTTGATTCTCTAGTCTCAGTATTCGCTGCAGGTGACACAACACAATTTGTAAACCAGATCGATACCCTTGCCACAAAGATTGCAGATACAGTCTCAGCAGTAGTATTCGGATTCCGTAAGTTATACGTTCTCACCAGCGATCGTGCCATCCTCGCTAGCTTCAACCCGTTCGACGACTATGAGAAGAATGCCCTAGCGGCCATCGAGGCAGCAGAGAAGGCAGCCAAGTTTAGACGAAACATGCCATCAAGCGGCTACCTGGGATCTCAACCTATGGGTATCTACGAAACATCCGCGCAGATTGCAGCTCGTAAGAATGCAGAAGCGGCAGCAGCCAAGCGCGCCCGTGAGTTAGCAGCACTTCAGAAGAAGACTCTAAATACACAGAAGCAGTCGCTTGCCTTACAGAAGGCCTCAAAGACCCTTAACCTCGAAGCCATCGGTATTGAAGCAGCTCTTAAAGGTCAGATCAGCGAGACTGATCGCCTATCTCTGAACTTGCAAAAGGCTTTGCTCGATGGCAACGCAACCCTAGCCACGAGCATCTCAGATCAATTAGATGCTGCTGTCAAGCGCAATAACGAACTGCGCCTAGCCTTACTTGCTACCCCTAAAGCACCTAATCCTTTCTCAGAATGGTCAGTTCCTAAACTTGATTTCGGTGGGAACATGCTCGGCACACCTGTACCTAATTACACGCCACCTGCCTACGCAATGCCACCAACCTTCGGGCAGCAAGGTGGCTTGCCTGCTGGGGTCGTTGCAGGGGTTAATCCAGCGCCTGTCGTCAATGTCAAGGTCGAAGTTGCTGGAGAAGCTGTAGCCGCAGTAATCACACAACAGCAGACCAATCAATCTCTTTCAGGATCATTTATTGGCGTAAATCGTACGGCTAGATTCGGAACTAGGGTTGACGAAGGATGACCCTTCCAGCCGCAATCTCGGTTTCTTTTGATTTTAGCCAAGGTGCTACCTTTGGTTTTACTGGCTTTATCATTGGCGACGCGATAAATGGCGTCATAGGCACATCTCAGTTTGCAGCTAGTGCAGTCCCAGAGCCTGTGGTCGATCTCAGTAGCGTCACTCGTCAAATTACAATTAAACGTGGCCGCAATATCATGCGCGATACCTATGAGGCTGGGAATTGCACAGTTAGAGTCTTAGACCCTGATTCTAACTTTAACCCTCAAAATACATCCAGTCCTTACTTTGGCTTTTTGACTCCATTGCGCAAAATCCGTGTGGCTGCCACTACAGCGACAGCGCAGGAGTTCCTTTTTTCAGGTTATGTTCAAGATTACAAATACTATTATCCTCAAGGACAGGAGACAGGATACGTCGATATTCTTTGCTCTGACGCCTTTCGTCTGTTGGCTATGGCTAACGTCTCGACAATTGCAGATTCCGGGGCTGGTCAGACTACTGGCACGCGGATCAATAAAATTCTTGATCAAGTGGATTTTCCTTCGAGTTTGCGTGCCATCGACACAGGATCAACAACTTGCCAAGCTGATCCAGCAACAAATCGCTCCAGTCTTTCAGCAATTCAAGTAGCAGAATTTACTGAGCAGGGAGCCTTCTTTGTCCTGCCCAACGGAGAAGTTGAGTTTAAGGATCGATCTGATGTGGTTGCATCTTTAGCCGCGACACCAATCGAGTTTAATCAGACTACTGGCATTCCTTATGCCGATCTTAAGTTCGCCTTTGACGACAAGCTCATCATTAATAGTGCGTCAATGGTACGAGTAGGCGGCACTCAGGTCACAGCTAGTGATTCTGACTCGATCGCTAAATACTTTCCTCACGGCATGAACGTAGATAATCTGATTGCACAGACAGATGCTCAAGTCCAGGATATTGCTGACATCTACGTTGCCACTCGCAAAGAGACTACGATCCGCATCGATGCCCTGACTGTCGATCTACTTGATACGGCAGTACCGACTGACACGATGATCGGTCTGGATTACTTTGATAACGTCAAGATCACTAACGTCCAGCCAGACGGCTCGACAATTATTAAGACTTTGCAAGTACAGGGCTTGGAGTGGAATATCACCCCTAACAGCATGAAATGCACAGTTACAACACTTGAGCCCATCGTGGAAGGATTCATCATAGGATCTGCTACGTCGGGTATAATAGGCACGTCCATATTAGGATACTAGGAGACAATAAATGGCAGCAGGTCTAGGATACAAAGAGTTCTCGACGGGTGACGTATTAACCGCCGCAGACGCTAACGGCTATCTAGCCTCTCAGGTGGTCATGGTTTTTGCCGATGCCGCAGCTCGTACCTCTGCCATCACCTCACCTCAAGAGGGCATGATCTCATTCCTCAAGGACACCAATGCCACCCAATACTATTCGGGCTCTGCTTGGGTATCAATTGACAGCGGTAGCACTTCACCTTTAACTACAAAGGGCGATCTTTATACTTATTCAACGACAGACGCTCGCTTAGGCGTTGGCTCAAATGGACAGGTTCTGACGGCTGACTCGACAGCTGCAACTGGTATTAAATGGGCGACGGCAGCAGGATCATCGGGTCCTGCATTTCTAGCTTATCGAGTAACATCAGACCAATCAATATCTACTAGCACATATACAAAAGTTCAATTTAATGCTGAGTCATTTGACACAGATTCTTGTTTTGATTCGACGACAAATTATCGTTTTACACCAAATAAATCTGGCTATTATCAAATAAACATTTCATTAAATCCGTATCTTTCTAGTGCTAATTTTTCTGTACTGGCCCTTTATTTTAATGGTAGTGGAGTCCGTCGTTACACTACAGATGCAGGGTATGGACAAAGCCAAGCTTGTCCAATGTCCACTTTGATTTATATGAACGGATCGTCAGATTATGTTGAGGTTTACATATATACAGAAGCAAGTTCTGTCATCGGTCCAGCAGTAAGCGGAACTAATTTTACAAACTCTTTCAGCGGCGTATGGATTAGGAGCTAATCATGACAATTCGTGAACAGATTATTGAAGCATATCCAGAACTAGAAGGCACAAGGGCTTTCGCCGACGGCGTCATCCTTTTGCAAGATGACAGCGATGGATTGGGCGCATATATTGCTGAATGGAATTATGAAAAGCCATTGCCAGAAGGCTTAACTGTCGGTAAATGAAACCAAGACTCTCAAAGTCTGCGATTCAATTAAGAGAGCAGATCGATGATGCATTCCCAGGTAGAGATAGAACTTCGGACGGCTGGATCGGCGATACAAGACACGCTGCGCGCAAGTCTGATCATAATCCAGATGCACAAGGATGGGTTCGTGCCATCGACATTGACCGCGACCTTAACGGCAAAGGCAGGAAGCCCGATGTCATGCCTGACCTGGTCGATCAGATTCGACTCCTTGCAAAGTCTGGCGATAAGAGAATCAGTTATTT